AAAAAGATGGGGTATGGGGTAAACCACTTCCCATGTGGTTAAAAGTTTGATATTTGTATCACTAACCACCCACACCGTAACACCGTGCATTCGTCATGATGAGTTTCTCACCATCCCTTGCATCTTTCGTCATGATGAGTTATACTATCCATGTTATCAGGCAAGCCCGCCCACCATCGAAAGGAACCCGCCATGACCCGCATTGCTATAGCCACTGCCTACATCGACCTCACCGATGACTGCAACGCATACAACGTCGATATCATCACTGCCGGATGCGAGTACGGTTGCGAAGCCATGGACTGCGAGACCGGTACCCCGGTCTACTACGACAACCACATCAATTATGCAAGCGCCATCTAGGAGGTAATGTTTTAGTATATTTCCTTCACACATCCGCCTATTGTCCCTTGACACTAGGCGGTTTTCCTGTTTATCGGTTATAATACATTCGACAAGCGTAACCCCGGCTATTGGGGCCTGGTCGTGCTTTAACCAGCACTTGCAACCGCCACGCTGGAGCGCATACATACGGCTCTAACCACCGCCTATCAACATCTAGGAGGTGTGAACTATGGAAATGGAAATGCTCTCTCAACTCATCGGAAACATCGGCTTTCCTATCGCCGCTTTTGCCGCCATGTATTACATGTGCAATACCACGCTGGGAGAGTTCCGGCAGTCGATGGACAATTTTAAGGAATCCAACCACGAGCTTATAAGCCAGGTGAAGAACCTGTGCAACACCGTGGAATTCCAGCAGCCCAAGAAGGAGGAGTAACATCATGGCAGAAGCCACCAACAACGACGTAGTTAAGGACACCGACGCCGACACCCGTGACGATATCGACGCCTCCAAGACCAACGAGGAGCAAGTGGTTCGCGACACCGACGCCGACACCCGGGACGATATCGACGCGACCAAACGCGCTCAGGACGATATCAACCGCAAGCTTACCAGCATGGGGGAGGCAATCTCCAACCTTACCAAAGTCGTTTCCACCCTCGTAAAGTCGGGTACCGCTGCAAGCGCAAACACCGGCTTTGCCTCTACCAACGATACCGGGAAGGCTACCGTGAAGCCTATTTCCGATCTCGATATCTAACAGTAACGTTTCACGTGAAACATTAGGAGTGTTTAACCATGGCAGAGACTAACTCCACCATCATGGCTTCGGTTTGGCTCGATGGCACCAACGATTTTCAGCAGCGAATCCCCAACCCAACCGTCGAGGGCCTCGACGCGACCCTCGGGGCTTTGTTTGACCCGCTCAACAACGACATGTGGAACTATTTTGTGAACGCTCTGGTCATGCGAATCGGCATGGTTCGCGTCCGCAACCAGGAATTTAAGAACCTCCTCCGCGAGTTCAAGGGAGCCTCGCTGCCCTACGGTCACACCATCCAGGAGATTGCTCCCAAGTGGATTAAGGCGCACGCCTACTCCCAGTCTTCCACCCTGCTTGACGTCAACGCACCGGAAGCACAGGAGTGGTTCCACTCGCGCAACCGCCAGGACATGTACCCCATTTCCATCAACGAGGTTGAACTCCGCCAGTCCTTTGACTCCGAATACGGTCTCTCGTCTCTCGTGGCCGGATTCCTCAACGCTCCCATGAATGCCGACGAGTATGACGAGTACCGCATCATGCTCGAGCTTATAGCCTACTATCAGAAGCATTGGGGCTTTTACACAATCGACCTTGACAACGACCCCCTCACCACCGAGGCCGGAGGCAAGGAGCTTCTCAAGCAGGTTCGGACCCTCACCGGCAAGATGAAGGTTCCCAGCTCCCGATACAACGCCAACGTCATCGACATTCCCGTATTTGTGTCCGACCCATCGGAGCTGATGCTCATCACCATTCCCGAGTGTGAGGCCAACCTTGACGTCGAGGTGCTCGCTTCCCTTTTCCACGTCGAGCTTGCCGACATCGACGTGCGCCGCATTGTCGTGGACGAGCTGCCCATCCCCAACGCCTGCGCGCTGCTCACCACCCGTGACTTTTTCGTATGCCACGATACTTTCAAGGGTATGCGTTCCTTCCAGGACGGTAGCAACCTCACTACGAACTACTGGCTGCACCACCAGGGCATCTATTCGGTCTCGCCGTTCGTGCCCGCAATCCTCTTTACCTACGGCGGCACCTCGACCGTAACCCCGACCGTCACCATGAACGTTACCGGCGTCGACATCACCCCCGCCACTGCCACCGTCGAGCCTGGCAAGACCCAGCCCCTCAACGTGCAGCTTCAGGGCACGCTCACCGGCTCTCCCGCCACGGTCGACCTTACCGGCCTCGGCGTGCGCCCGAACGCTGTCACCTGGGATATTGCAGCCGATTTCGACCTGAACAACCGCACGTGGATTGACAACAAGAACGTACTGCATCTCCAGAAGACAGGCGCTACCAAGGGCGGTAAGCTAACCCTCACCGGCACTGCCTCGTACATCAACCCGTCTGGTGCCACCCAGACCTATACCGACGCCGTTACTATTACCGTCGGCTAGTCCTTTTCCGGCCCTCCCTTCGGGGAGGGCCTTTCTTCGCTTAACGTGAAACACTAGGAGGTGAACATATGCCAGTAACCACCTGGGAGCCGGGAGCCACCGTAACCCTTTACCGCGTTCCGTGGGACATAAACTATCACGACGTGGTGCAGTTCGACACCATGGCCGACCGCCTGAACTACTTCTCAACGCTCGAATCCTTGAGCATCGGCGTTCACTCTTCGGTGTACTGCTACCCAGGCGAGCCAATCACAATCGACGTACCCTATACGTCGGCGTTTCAATACAACTATGTTGTTGTAAGCAACCCGGTACGTGACACCGACCCGGTGACACCTCCCATCAACTATTATTATTTCATCGTCGGATGCACCCAGGACGCACCCCAACCGACCACGCTGACATTGCAGCCCGACGTGTGGCAGCAGTATCTCTTTGACGTCGAGATGGGCACCGGGTACTATACCCAAGGGCACCTCCCAATGGTCAACACCCCATGCCTTGCCAATGACAACATCCCCGCGACCCTCAACCGGTATTTCAGCATCCCCGAGGGTTTGGACAACGGCCCCGAGTTCCAGGACTTTTTCGTTGAGACCTACAGTTTGCAAACTGATTCGAGCGGCGTTAAAAAAGCCGACTACCTTGCCATCGTGTCCACCGCCGACCTGACCGCAGACCCGGGCAGCATCGACAACCCTACGCTCAAAAGCGCCGTCGGCGGGTTTTACAACGGCATCTTTTCCGGCTCTGCGGTCTACCTCATCGACCTGGACACCTCCGTCAGCTCTGTCTCCCAAATCCTCCATGAGATGAGCCTGTACAGCTGGGTCACCCAGTGCATCGTGTCCATCACCTCGGTACCGCGTGCCCTCGTGCAGTCCGACGATATCGGACCGGCAGGGCATCTCTTCGGTGCAAGCGCCAACCCCCAGCTGATGACCTTCCACGCAGCCAGCGACGGTATTTTCGACCTCGGCACCACCGGAGCCAGCATTAAAACCGGCGTCATACTCAACCAGGGATGGGACGGACTTACCGACTACAAAGACCTGCGCAAGCTGTGGGCGTACCCTTACACCGTGGTAGAGCTTTCCAACGGCCAGAACAGCGTCTTCCTCAAACCGCAGCTCCTCCCCGCCAACGACACGCCGGTCAAAATAATGGCCTGTGCGGTGGCCCCCTACCTCGAAGCCGCTGCAATCCCCTGGGGGTACGGGTCCAACAACGACGGTACGTTTACCGTCTCGATGGTGCAGACCAACGGGACAACTAGCACCACGAGCACGGCAACCGTACCCTTTGGCGACCTTCTGGACACAGCGGTGTGGTTCGATCAGTTCCCCCAGTGGTCTATCCTCAACAACTCTGCAATCGTGTACATGGCCTCCACCGCCCATAGCCGTCAATACCAGTACGACACCGCTTCGTACAACCAGGAGATGAGCACCCTAAATCAGGCCAGGAACTTTAGCAACCAGGTCGGCTACCCATTCTCTCCTAACGACCAAGCCTATATGGCCCAAGCCGCTAACAGCCTACGAGACCTGGGCACCGGTGCCATAAGCTCTGGGGCAGAAGCCATAGCCGGTTGGGGCCGCGACCTAGGCTTGGGTTGGACACAGCAGGGAACTAACGCCGCCATGGGGCTTGCCCTCGGCGGCATCGTCTCGCAGGTGCCCTATATCGGAGAGGCTTGGAGCGGTCTTAACACCGGGCTTAACGACTACAACTTTGAGTCTGCCAAAATAGCAGGCGACTACGCCCAGACCATCAAATCAATCGAGTCCGGTGTGGCCGACGCTCAGCTAAAGCCCCCAAGCTCGGTCGGCAACGTGGGTGGTCAGGGCATGCGCTATGCCAACGGATTGACCTATACCCTGTTCGTCAAGTACAAGCGAATCAACCCCGCCTATGTGGCGAAGCTCGGTGATTACTTCAAACGCTGGGGTTATACGGTGAACCGCTACATCGACATTCCAAACGATTTGCGGGTATGTTCACCGTGCTCCTACTGGCGCTTCGCCGAAGTCTACCTAGAGTGTGCCCGAGCCGACGAGACGGACAAAGACCGTATCCGAGCTATTCTGCAACAGGGCACCACTGTCTGGGCGGAACCTAGCCAGATAGGTAAGGTAAAACCTACTGATGTTCAGCCTATCCAATCTAAGATACAGACCTATTACACATAGGAGGTGACACCATGCCTGCAAACCTCAGTATGAACTTCAACCCCGGAGGTCCCGTCAACGTCGCTTTCGGTCCAGCTCCCGGTTGTCTCTGCGCATCCGACATCGAGGACTCCACTTGGACCACCGCCGAGATGAACGCCAAGACCCAAAGGTTCTGGCGCAACTACATGACGACCCTTGCACTAGACCAGTTCGAGTGGGTGAACCTCCCCGACGAGGTACCGCCTAGATTTGTCGAGATGACATTGCTCTATCAGGGATGGGGCTGTTTCTTCGAGAAGGCCCCGGGCGTCCTCGCCTTTGCGGGGGGTGCCCAGACCGACATGCTGGACATGTACTACAACCCCCAGGAGGTGCAGCTTATCGCCGGTAACGGCACAGAGGTGTGGGACCGGCGTTGCGACGATGTGGTAAAGGTAGCCCCAGACGGGACGCCATACGTCGAGGTGGCAAACGCAGCCTACTGCTTCGACAACGTGCTGCGCTATCCTATGATGGACTACATCGACCTATACTCCCGACGCCTCGCCCATATCGACCGCACCATCGATGAGAACGTTCTGGCCCAACTCACCCCCTGGGTGCTCACCTGCTCGGAGGAGGCCCGCACAGATACGATAAACTACTTCAAGCAGCTTGTCGGACACGAACCCGCCATCATCCAAAACGAGGGCTTTAGCTTCTCGGCCCAGGCTGGCGTGCTAAACACTCAGGCACCGTTCATCGCCGACAAGCTCCACGACCTCAAAATCGACCTTATCGCGGATATCATGAACTGCCTCGGAACCGACTCCATGAGCGGCGAGAAGCGAGAACGTATGATTCAGGGTGAGATGGACTCCAACAACGAGCAGATTGCGCTATCCCGCCATTCCCGCCTCGATGCCCGCCGTGAGGCTGCCGACCGTTGCAATCAGCTGTTTGGGACGGACATTCACGTTGAATGGAAGATTAATCGACGCAAAGACAACGAGGTCATGTTGGATGAGTTCAACGACTACGTGGAAGGGGGGGACAATGGAATCGGGAGTGAGGAACCTTACGGCGAATAGAGTCTACCAGGTGAACCCCGCCGTCGGCATCGGCCAGCAGTACAACATGACGCTCTACGACGTGCTCAACTACGGTTACGATTTGGGACTGGCGGACTACCCAATCTGGGACGAGTCAAAGCGCCAACGGCTCAACGACCTTATCGTAAACCACTTCATGTGGCGGGAGGTGCGCGGGGAGACGCCCTACCAGTTCATTTACTTCCTGAACCGCAGGATGGTAGAGCACATGCCGACGCTCAACCCCGTCTTTGCAGCCCTCGAAAGCATAACCGCCGACGAACTATCCCGCACCTCTAGGTCTAAGACCGACCACGTGAGCGACTCCACCGTGAACGGCAGCCAGACCGCAGACGCCTACAGCTCCCGCAACCCCAAGGAGACCATGGTAGGCAAAGACCCGACGCTGTACTACGATGCAGGGCAGCACAACACCGGCCAGAACAGCGCAGCCAACCACCTGCAAGACAGCTACCAGAACGACACCTACGGTAACGTGGTCATGGGATTGCAGCAGTGGGCGCTGGGGGTCAACAACGCGCTTGAGATGCTGTTCACGAGCCTAGAGGTCTGCTTCTGCCAGCTGGTAAGGCCCAACATCAACGTGTATTAGGAGGTATCCATGATTGACGATTCTTGCGAGGTACCGCGCGAAGACCTCGACGAGGGTTTCAACCCATGCCGTAGGCAGGTGGTGGATAACGGAGAGCTGCGCCAGTATGCGCACATGTACGACGTTATGAACGAGCGCTATGACCGGGAGAAGGATACGAGTTATCTTAACTCGGTCAAGAGGGATAGAATCAGCCAGTCAACCCCCAGTCAAAGTACCGGTGGAGGTAAAATTTACTCCCAGGATACAAACGGGGTCGAAGGCTTTATCTCGACGTCTGGAACTCTTGAACCGGCAACCAACGATGAGATTCCATCCTCCAAAGCCGTAGCCGACTACGTAGCTGCAAACATCCCCGACGTTTCCTCCCTTGAGACGGCGATTGACAAAAAGCTGAATAAGGTGACGATAAATAGCGATTACAATCAGGCTTATGTAAAAAGTACTGATGGAAAACAAATTATGATTAACGTCTCCGACGTTGGAACAAGCGTCACACCTACCAGCGGACGGTTGATTACCGGCAAGGGGATATCCGAGTACGCGCAGCCTAGAGCGAAGGTTAAGGAAGGCCTAGGCACTGTGTCCGGTTGCAACGCCTCCGGTGATGCATTGGACCGTGTTATGGTGAGCAACATGGAAATGTCTACGGCAAGCGACGGTTCTTCTACCATACCATCAACAGGTGCCGTCAACACCGCGCTTGCAACAAAGCAGGACAAACTCATTCTACCGCTGGCTATCGAGCAGGGCGGAACCGGAGGCAACACCCCGTATGTGACCGACGATTTGGACAACTCGGCAACCTTCGTCATGTACGATGAGCAGAACGCCCGCTACAACGCAGCACCTATGACCTCGCTCAGTGGGTATCTGGACAACAGGTACAACGCTTTGGTGCCCACAAAAAACCTTTCTAGCGGAGAAGACCTTGACGGACTTGAATATGGGACTTACTTCACCAACAGCGCCGATGCCAGCAATTCCCTGGTAAACAGACCAAACCATACGTTCCAATCGTCTGTTAGGGTCGAACAGTTTGCGAACGGTGCGGTAGCCAACACAAAGGCGCAGGTCATCTCTGAGAACATGACGGGAACGACGTTTTACAGGTCGGCTGTGAACGGCGTCTGGTACCCCTGGACCCAGCTCTACCCCACCCCCGCATCCACTATCCCCAACCCACTCCCGGTAGACCAGGGAGGAACGGGTGCGCAGAAGCGCAGCCTAAAGACCGCCGCCGGCCTCACGCTGCTACCGGTAATCGACTCTATCGGCGCCTCCGGTGCGCTCAACGGGTACACGTCGGTCACTAACATCGCCACGTTTATCACGACCAACAAAATACGGCCAGAGATTACGGCAGCATTTGAGAACCACACCGCCGATGCTGTCGCCCACAACGACCTGCTGCCTACCAACGCACTGATGATGGATTATGTAGATGGAAGCTTGATTAATTATAATAGTATAACTGTATCAGGAGGCGGTACATCAAATCTTGTCTATAATAGGGTTCGTTTAAAAAATAATCGCATCTATGGAGACTGCGATTTTACGGTTGACTCTAGTGGGGACGACGGGGGGGTAAAGGTAAATATTAAAATTAATGGAACTGATATCAACATACCTCCCGTCTTTACTAAATTCATACTCTCTAATAAACCGATGCTAGTTCACAAGAGCAGTAACACCATTATTGAAGGTAAAAATATTTATAATATTACAAATGGTACTGTTTATATTCTATTCAACATAGGAGATTTTAATACTGGCGAATTTATTTTCATTGTTGATTCTGTATTCACCGGTTACAATCAGCCAATGTAAGGAGCATCTCATGCCCAACACCTACCCGACGCCCCCGGCATACACGCCGGGGGCCGGGCAGGGCGGCTACTGGTACCGCCCTCCCTTCACCCCTCGGTTCTCCATCCCCCAGACGTTCGGCGAGGCTCTAAGCTACGAGGCTCAAATACACTGGCTCGCGGGCCTGTGCTCGGACGCAGACTCCATGCTGCGCACCTTGAGCGCCATGCACTGCTACTACGGAACCACGTCGGTAGACACCTCCGCTTTCACGGCCTATGAGCCTTTCACCTACACCGACGCCTCCATTCCCGACGCCGACCAACCCAAGGTGGGCGATTTCGTGGGCCTCGTGTGCCCAGACTCCGACACCCGCTATCTCGGTAAAAACGCCCTCCATATCGCCCGCGTTGTCGAGTGGGGGAGTCCGTGCAACAGCCTTACCCTGGCCTGGTACTACACTGTACACGACCCTACAGCTTGGCTTGCCAGCCTGACGGGTCAGATTGGGGAACTTGCAAACCGCGTAACGTCGCTTGAGAACCGCATGACCGGTGCCGAGAACCGCATCGAGACGCTCGAGGACACAGTGGGACAGCATGGGGACGCCATCACGGCCTTGCAGAACTCTGTGCAGAACCTAACGACCGCCGTTACCAACCTCGAAGCCGACCTATCTGCGCTTGAGGCCAAGCACGACGCCGACATATCGCAGCTCGAAGGTCGAATCAACGCGCTTTCCAACCAGGTGACGCAGCTGACAGCCAAGACGTCCAAGACCCTGGCCGACATCCTTGACAAGATTTACGGGGGCGGAACTGTGGATGCGAACACCGGTGCGGTTACGTGGGGGAGCGGGTCGGCCACAATCCCTGTGTCCACCATCAACATCTTCAGCACAGACGCAAACCCTGACCCCGCATCCAGCGCCGGACTCATCGCGCATGCCGGTGTAGCCGACAACGATCTGTGGCAAAAGTAGGTGGTTCCTATGAGCTATCCTACGACGCCTTACGCCTCCTCCACCCTCTACTGCGAGTGGGCAGGGCAGTACGGCGGTTTCATGAACGTGAGCTTCCATTTCAACCTAGGTTGCAGCCTTTTCGAGGGGTCGGGTCCCGATGCGGGCAAATGGCGTCTCGACTCGTCCGTTACCGACTGGTCTGCTTACTGGGACTGGGGTTCTGAGGTCGGAGGCGGTTTTATCAACGTTGGCGGCATCTGCTGGGCGGACTTCCCGCTAACCACGTCGATGGTAGACCTCGCCGATGGCGGGGATGACTCATACGCCCTCTGCGTGCAGCAGCGAAACGCCGTATTCGGCAGTGATGCCAACTTCAATTCTGCCAACATATGGGGGCTGTATGCCGAGGACATGCACAAGCCCCCAACCGTGTCCGGCGAGTGGGGAGGCTCCACGACCCACTCCCAGGTGATAACCGGAGACCCCTTCGCCACAGACATTACCATCATCGCTCCTTACACACGGTGGTATGACTGGGACAGAACCGACCCCAAGGCCGTCATGGGGGCTGGCGGAACTTTCTCGGTATCGTTCTCCAAGGTCTTTGCCGACTACTATCCAGGAGCGCGTATGGTGTCTGGTGCGTGGCACAGCTCCAACCAGCCGGAAGGGCTATGGCGTATGGAGTCCGGCACGTGGCAGCCGGTCAAGAACCGCGAGGGCGACCCCTCTACGGCTAACGGCTCTAGGCGCAAGTCCGCAAGCTGGGTGCCGGAAGCGAAGTTTTAACCACGGCCCCGGTGTTTCACGTGAAACATCGGGGCTTTTTTAGTTTGGAGGCACGTATGGCCCTTAATTTTGACAGCATCACCCCAGCTCAGGCCCTCATGAGCATGTATGTGGTCGGCCATGCAGAGTCCGACCTGGCGTGGGATGGACACAATTATTATGCCAACATCAATTATGGAGACCCCATCACGGCGTTCATGGTGCAGTACGCAGGTGGCAACCTGCGCAACGTCATCCGGTGGGGACGGCAGATAGGCACGTGGGACACCTTTCTTGACGCACTCCCCTCAGCGTGGTGGGACTGGTCTAGCCAGTATTATTGGAGTGCGCGGTGGAATGAGGACATGTTGGGCGTCTACCTCGATGCGGTAAAGAACAACCTCGACGAGGCTAAGGGTTTTCAGGTGAGCGCGTGGGCGTCTCCGATTTTGGAGAACTTCCCCCGGGAATGCCTTCAAAGCTACGTTATTGCGATGAATTCAGCGGGGGGGATGCCGGAAAGCCTCACGACAGACCAGATGAAAGTGTTCATTTATTACGTCACCCGCTGGCACAACTCCCCTGCGAATGCTAAAAAGATATTCGAGCAGTACGGCATTGACGTAAGTCTTGAGACTTTGCGCGATGCCTTTATTGCCCTTTACCAGACTTTTAGCGATTGGGACATCTACGGCGAGGGATGGACTAACGCCATCAATCTGAATTATCGAGATTTGGTCAATTGGGACGGTACCAGCTCCCCCAGCTTTGACGGGACGGTCGATGACGTGGTGAGCGGGACGCCCGGCGGTGGCAGCTCGGGAGGGTCTTCGAGCGGCGGTCCGAATTCTCCCACCTACGGCGAAAAGGTGACGATTAAAGAGATAATCACCAACGGCCAAAACCTCATCATCCGCACCATGGAGGGTAAAAACGTCCTATGCATCAAGGCCCAGGGTGGGAACGTATGGATTCCCCGGGGCGGGGTGTTCGATTCGACCGGCGGCGGGCAAACCGGCCCGGGCAGCGGGTACGTACCGCTCCCCCCAACCGACCTCGAGGCGATGCAGAGGGTCATGCAGTTTTATGTAGACCATGAAAAGATGTACGGGTACACCCTCGAAGGAGGACAGTACGAGAATCCCGAGGAATCCGGATTGACGAATTGCAGCGCCTTTATTGTGTGGGCAGCGCAGCAGCTGTTCCCGGATGGGACGCTTGCGGGGGTGGGGATGTACACCGGCTCCATGGCGTCGGCGGGCGATACTGTCGCCGAAGGGTCAAGGTGGGACGCTTTTCCCTATGAAAAGAGCCAGCCGGGGGATTTACTGCTGGTAAATCACAACAACTACAACCCGGACTTTGACCACGTGGAACTTTATCTAGGTACCGAATCCCAGGGAAACACCACCGGAAGCGAGCTGTGGGGTGCAGGCTCTGCTCCGGCACCTCATCGCAACGGAGACGCGGGGAGCTATTGCCAAAGCCAGCATGATTGGCGGTTGGTACGCATTCCATGGGATAAATAACCAGAAAGACCCCCGACTCATCGGGGGTCTTTCCTTAGCCGACGATTGTTTTGATGCACGTCGGCTTCATCGGTGCCCACAGCTCGGAGGTTCGCGCGCCTCCGTCATCCTCACCGAACCTTAATGGTACATCGCATCGACCGCTGCCTGAACGGTCGCATAGATGTTGCCTACCCGCTCTGGGTAATTTCCATAATCGCCGTTCATCACTCGCTGGGAGAAAGCAACGACCGCGCTGGGATAGCCCGACACATCGGCACCGAACCACAGGGCATCTACGCAAGACTGCACCTCTTTATAGAGACGGTCCACCCGCTCAGGGTAGTTGCCATAGCGTCCGTCTATTACTAGCTGTGCCATACCGGCTACCGGGTCGGACGTGCTGGGAGGATTATGGTCTACCTCAACACCGCTGTAGGAGGGTCGGATAACCGCTCTCACCAGGTAATTTACCGACGCCCGGTTGACACGCTTCACAGCGTTGTCCTTGTTGCCCTCGATGGTTGTCATGGCTCGGGGGTCTTCGATGATGCCGATGTGGTCGGTCTGACCGTTCCCATCCCAATCCCAGATGACGATATCTCCGGGAAGAGCCTGGGAGAGGGGTACGCGAGGAGGGTTGGCGGACAACACCAGGTCGGTGTTATAGCTGGGGAAGCCCGGGCACTCCACGGCCGCCTGGGCAAGGCACCACGAACTGAAGCAGCAGCACCACCAAATCTTACGGGAGGGACCGCGCAACCAAGCCTCGCCAGTCACGTCGGCCATCCAACGCCCGTACTTGGAACCCGGCTCTGGGTCATCTGGCGCGTAGTACCCAAGCTCACCACGAGCTATGTTTAGAACGTCTTCTGCGGTTGCCATGGCTACATATCCTCTCGTTTGTAACAGGCTTCAAGCGCGATGCTGATGCCTTCTACATAGGCGCACAGCTCTTCTCCATGGATTTTTACCTCTTAGAGCGGTTCACGTAAACCTGGCGGTAGCCCTTTGCGTTCGTCCCCTCTTTCGCATACAGCTTTACCGAGTTCACTTTATCGAACATGGCCTGTGCAAACGCTGCGGCGTCCTGGGCCGTCGGCATCTGGGGAACTGGGGTTCCCTCGGGGAGCATGTCCTGCATGGTGCGCTGGAAAACCTCAGGCGAGTAGTCGCCCGAATAAATGACGGAGTTCCAAAGGTATCGGCGCTCGCCCTCGTTGTCGATGTATACCCAGCAGAACGACACACGCGGGGTTCCGTTCTTGGTCTCATCCTGCTTTACCAGATGCAGCTTTACGTCGTTGTAGAACTTCACGTTTTCAAGAGCCATGGTTTGTCCTCTTATCTCTTAGTCTGTGGTTTCAACGAGAGCGTTCTGATGCTCCCGTGTCTGGTAGACGGCTTCCAGGGCCTCGTGCATCACACCCTTGAGCTTTACCGTCTGGTCGCGCAAGACGAGGGTAGGCGAGCCGTTGACAGCCCCTATGGAGTAATCCCTCCCGAAAGCTGGGCTGGGGGTATCTATCGACTCTAGAGAGCCGTTCGGAGACACATAGAACTCGTCTATGACGGTTCCCACCTCGTCCATGATGTATACAATCATTACTTATCACCTCCTTTCCTGACTCATCATATCGAGAAGAGAATACCAGTAATGGCGGTATTCGTCAAGCTCGAAAGCGTTGAACGTTGTCCTGCACATCTGGGCGAACCGCTTTGCGTCGCTGCGGCCCTGTGGGGTCGACATCATCACAGACGGGTCTATGACCTTGAGCACGCGGCGCTCGGCCCCTGGGAGGTCTGGTTGCCACCAGGGCATCGTAAGCCCGCTCATGTTGAGCCACCGGCACAGGTACGGGGGGCGCTCGCCGTGGTAGGTGCAGAGCTGTAGGATGTGCCTCCCGTCCACGATGGGGCGTTTAGACACATAGGCGCTCGCGAACCGACCCCCTCCTATGTAGATGCCCTCGACCCCTGGGAGTGCGTGCATCCACCCGGTCGACGGTACCAGCATGGTCCTCCTCTCGTAGTCCTTGACCTCCTCGGAGAGGATATAGGTTCCCGTGGTGGCCGTGTCGTTTCCCGAGATGCGCATGAGGGGGGACATCTCGCTCACGTCCTCGTAGGCCATCTCGGCGTACTCGACGGCCACCGTGGCCCCCAGGCCGTCGAAACCGGCACACTGAAAGGTGCGGATTTCGCCTGGTTGGATGCCCAGCCGGTCTATATCTATTCCAAACAGCTCGAAAAAGGGGTTATGTTTGTCGAGGGTGTTGCCGATAAACCACGCCTTGACGTTCTGACGTGAGCGGGCGATGGTCGACACAGCCGAGAGGTAGGCCTCGACCTCGCCGACCATGTAGTCGCGCTGGTTCAGCATGGCGAACTCTTCGTACACGATGTTGGTAACGTCGTCGTATGCGACCGACTTGAAAACATCCTGGTTGTTGAGGGTGACCATATATCCCATGGTTCTGTAGTGCTTCGCGTCCTCGTATAGACGCCATTGGCCGCCTTCGAACTTGACGAGGATTTCATCGTTGTTCGTGTAATCGACGAGTTTGCGATAGTTTACCGTATTGAACCAATTGCTCATGAGGGTTCTTGAGACTTCCCAGTCATAGCGGCCTATTCTGACAAACTCGGCGTCGCTTTGAAAGAACTCGTCTATGAGATGGTTCACCATAGCCGTTGACTTTCCTGGGCCACGGCCAGAGAAAATAAAGTTGTAGTCGCAGTTCTTCGCTAGAATTCTGTCTAGGCTGTAGTACTTCATTATATGATTACATCTCCCTTAATTCTATCGGAGTCCCATTTGCTCCACTGCATCGGCACCGTCCCCCTCTTGCCCCAGACTAGGGAGCCTTCGATATCGGCAACGTCTATGCGGTTGAGGGTTGCAAGCTGTGCGTTGTTGCGGATTGCGGCGTTCATGCGTTTGGTGTTCAGTTCGTTCTTGTAGGTGTTGTTCATGATTTTACCGGCTTTGAGAACGGCGTAACCAGGGCACGTATCGCCGGTGTAGGTGTGCGTCGTCTCAGAGTCTCCCGAGTCCAGGGCCTCGAACTCTACCTTTATCCACGTAGGTTCGATGGAAGAAAGGACTGTGGCTATATCCGTGGAGCTGTCGTAGCGTACATCATAGCCTAGGGCCATGAGGGGGGCGATATCGTCAAAACCTTCGGCAGACACAGCATCTATAAAACGCTGAACCACCTTGACGTTGTACCCAGCGCACTTTGCTTTCCATCCATCCCCCATATCGAGGGCGTATTTCTTATGACCCGGTGTGTAAAACCTTTTGATGTGACCCTCCCAGTCAAACTTGCCTAGCTTGTAAAAACCCTGGTCAAGCTCTGGCATGGCCTGTGGTACCTTGCGGTTTGTAAACTGCACCATATCGCGGATGGAAAGCTCGACGTTCTCGTGCATGGGTGCTAACACGGAATCGATAATCTGTTTGTCAAGGCCGGTCACTTTGATTGAGTCGGTGTCGGTGTAAAGCACGCTCCCTCCGGCGTCCACCACCTTACGGACGGCATAGACGATTTTGTAGCGGTTAAAGAGACTGGTTAGCACCCCAGCCTCACGCCACATCTTTTGATCGCGCTTGCTTGACTTGTAGGTATCCCAGGAGCCGTCATGGAGGTTTTCGAGATACCCGGAATCGGTTAGGCCGTAAGAGTCGCGGACCGGGTTCTGCACCAGGATACCGTAAAGCGCGTTCAGGTTCTCCTTGTGGGACATGACAAAGCGTGCCATCCACTCATCTGTTGGCTCTCCGGTGGTGAGCATTTCCATCTCGTCATAGGTTATATAACCGCGTTCGTAGGCGTCTTCCGGGCTACCGTCTCCTTTGGAGAGCTGCTTTGCGCACGTCTTTTCGGCATAGTGGTAAAGCACTCGCAAGTTCTGGTATACCGTTGGGCGCTCTATGCCCATATATAGCGTCACGTCGGTGAATACAGCGGTTTCCCATTCATATTCGCAGCACAGCTCGTAAAAGGTAGGCGTTGCCACGGTGAGTACCATAGAGTCGGCGGACACAAGGTAGCCGTCCTCGTAGCGGATGCCCTTGGAACCTGTGTTCTGTCGGGCCATGGCGAGGGTGAGCGAGCTGTCGCCAACGTGGGACCGCCAGTCCTGTCTCATGCGAAAGCCCTCGAAAAGGACTGTGCCTATCCAAAAGCCGTGCTTGAGCGTGCAGACGTCGGTGGGGTCTGGGGTGCTGGGCTTGAGTAGGTATTCCATACCCTCGGGAGAACACATAATTGGTTTTGAGGGGATGCGCATGGCAAGCATGATGCCGGGGTAGGCGCTTGTGAGGTCGTATGCCTCGACGTCGTGGATTACTCGCCCGGTTATGTTTCCGTTGGATAGGTTGACGCCTCCGGCATAGCAACCTTTTACGTTGGTTGAGCGCGTGTTGCTGTAGCTGTTCCACCGTTGCATCTCGTCTTCAGTGGAGAACTGGTGTGCATAGGTCTCGTACCTGTCAGCGTCGTATACCGTGCGCTTTCCCATGGACGCAGCACCGATGTAGGCGTTCTCACGGTCGAATGCCTTCACCATGCCAGTTTTGGTGAGGATTGACTTTCCAGCACGTTCTATACCGACATATGGGAGTGAGAGGAAGTTACGACAAAGCACGGTGGACAGAAGCTCTGTATCACGGGTGTTGTATGCCAGCTCGGATTCTCCGAGGACTGTATCTGGGGCATAGGCTTTGTAATAGTCAAGCTCTAGCTTGCGATAGCCTAGGGCGTCACCGAGGGAGCGAAGGGATGTGCGAAAGAGGGCGAGAGAGTCGTAAAAGACAAGGGCAACATCCTTTCCACGTTTTATGGAGCAGGATATCAGGTGCGTAGAGTTACGTGCGCATACGTCTACGTTATAACCCATATCGCTTACGCGGGTGACAAAGTGACGTATATATCCAAAGTCATAGGTTAGGTTGTGCACTGCAACCTTCACCGTGTCCCCGCAGTCCTCCCAGTATTGTAAAAGCGTGTGCAGGTGGTTGTATAGGCTGGTGCAGTCGCGCCCCGTGTCATGGCATACGAGGGATTCGACCGTTTGAGGGTATACGCTTTCAGGGTCTTCTAGGATTGTACAAAAATCCCAGTAGTACAGCACTCCGTAAGTTCCCCGGGCATCGGTGACCGTAGTTCCCTCTGTATCGAAAGTGCATATCACCCGGGGTTCCTCCTTAGTAGTTGTACAGGTCTTCTAGACGTGCGTTTATCTTCAAGACAACTTCTCTCGCCTCGTCTGAATCCCCTGCGAGGAGTGCATCCTCGTACTCGTCATAAAGGTCTTGCATAGTGAAGTCACCGGCAGCCTCCTCTGGGTAGTCGCTGTAGTCAAACCCCCACCTGTTGCGGAAATTCTTCTCAAATAGGGAGGCAGCGTCGTTCATGTATCGTGGGGCGTTTCCTGCGAGAGCCTGTGAGCGGTTGACAGAACCGGCGTATCCTATGAGGTAGTCACGCATGGCTGCTAGGCGCGACTTGTAGCTGTGCGTGACGGTCTTGCCCTCGGGGTCTTTGCCACGCTGCTTCATATCGTTCTGAAAGGACTCTAGGCGATGTATGTAGCGGCGCATGGCGTTTCGGCGCGTGTTCGTCGGGTCGTTGGAGTCGTTGAGGGTGGCGAGGACCTTGCGGGAGGCTTTGAGGTCTTTCGAGAGACGCGACTGGGCGTTTCGCAACTCTCGCTGACCCTGCTCGGCGCTGGTAGGCTCCATGCCGAGGCCCTGCATCATGCGCTGCTGCATGGTCATCGCGGGTACGTAGGCGTACTTGCGGACTGCCTCGTTGACCTTGGCTTGGGCACGCTCGCGCTTTGCACGCTGTGCAGGGCCGTTGATAGCCTCCTCGGCACGCTGCATCGCAAGCTGTTGCTTGGCCAGCTCCTGCTTGCCTCTCTTTTGGATTAGGGTGAAAGTCTCCATGGCGGAGATGTTGACCCCCTGCATGGGGTTCTTTCGTATGCGGTTCATCAGTCGCTCCAAACGTCAAACATGATGGGGCTATGGCATATGTAGTCATGGCGCTTGTTAGGGCTGTCATGCTTTACCACGCGGGGCTTTAGGCCATTGTCATGCGCCCAGTCGTACATGGACTCACGCGATGAGAACACGCGCTGGGGGCGCTCGTCGTTCGGCAGGATGATTTCGAGGTACCACAGGTGGTTGGGGTTGGGCATGGGAGGCTCCCTAGACTAGGACGGATACGAGAACGGCGAGAAGATAGAATACAGCAACGCCGGGGATAGCGAGTAGGATAGCGAGTACGGCAATTTCGAGGTGCTCGAACATGACAACTTCTTTCGTTGACGTTCTGATTATGACTTATGATTACTATCAACGGTGTAATCGTAGCAAAGATAAACAACACCTTCAACAACTTGCCGTCTAATCAACATGAGGTCGTGGTAGTCGCATCCAAGACGGTCTGTGAGTTCAAGAAGGCTTGAGGCCTTTACGTCTGGCTGGCGGGAGCATACGTAGATAGTCTCGATAGGCTTCAGGTCGGACTCATATATGGCGATGCAACGGTCTAGGTAGTCACGGCACTTCACGAGGTCTTCAAGGCCGTTCTTGCGGGGTGCCCGCAGGAGGTATTTGCGGGCGTTGAAAAAGGCTATCGATGCGAAGGGGGTAGGTACGTTCTCAGAGTCGGAAAGCTCTTCGAGGATTGCAAGAAGACCGTTGGGGGCGTTTTCGGTTGAGATTGAGTAATGTGACGGTACGTTAGGCATTGTCGTTAACCTTCTCATCGTGACGATAACCTGAATTTATGTATTGCAAAAGGCGTGTGTAGGCTATGTGTAAGAAGCAGGTAGAAAAAACCTCTATATCGTCGGTGAGGTCTACTAGGGTGTATACAGTGTCTAAATCTAACTTATGGCTGTAGAGAGTTAGGGCGTGGCCTTGGCGATGGGCTGTGTCTATTAGGGCTTGAATGGCATCTTGGTAACGTGGCATTATTACCTCATATAAGCCCACAGAACGCGCTGTGAGCGTGGTTTAGACGTTGGTCGGTGTAAGTGGCTAGAGACTGGCATAATTGATGTGGTTGTCGTAGTAGACCGGGGTACCGGTCTCGCAGTCCATGGCTTCGCAACCGTACTCGCATCCGGCAGTGATGATATCGACGTTGTATGCGTTGCAGTCATCGGTGAGGTCGATGTAGGCAGTGGCTATAGCAATGCGGGTCATGGCGGGTTCCTTTCGATGGTGGGCGGGCTTGCCTGATAACATGGATAGTATAACTCATCATGACGAAAGATGCAAGGGATGGTGAGAAACTCATCATGACGAATGCACGGTGTTACGGTGTGGGTGGTTAGTGATACAAATATCAAACTTTTAACCACATGGGAAGTGGTTTACCCCATACCCCATCTTTTT